ACTCGCAGACATTCTTGTTTCGCATGAAACACAGGAAGAAGAGCCGGAAGCCAAACCGCAGGAGTCTGTAGCCGATGATCGTATTGATACGTTTATTCAGGAGCAGACCGAGCGGGAACAGGCAAAAGAATTACGCGCTCTAACGAAGAGACATAGTGACTGGCAGGACATCGCTATGTTCTCAAGAGATCAAAATGGACTTGTTATATGGAATGACCCTAATTTCGGCCAGTTCGTAGCAAGTCTTCCCGAAGATGAGCGAAATACCGTATTAAACGTATGGGATGCTGAATTTATCGGAGACACGATTTCAAAATACAAAGAAACACTGACACCTGCCAAAGGACAAAAAAATAAGCCATCACTTGAGGATGCTGTTCGACCCAAGGGGTTACGCGGCGAACATAAGCCGAGCGAACTCGATGAGGAAGAGGAAGCATTCCGAAGAGAGATGGCGCTACCATAAGGAGATAGCAAAATGGCTATTCAATCGTTTTCCCTTACCCCTCAGCGGGTAGGTATTATCAAGGGGCGCATCTTAAAACATGCAATGCCCAAAATCGTGCTTGGAACCGTTGGCGTCAATGACGACTTCAAGCCCAATACAGGCGACACCGTTAAGTATCGTCGTTTTCTCAACAAAGGCATGACTGCCGCACAGCCTAACCGTTTCTTTCAGGACGGCGCTGGCGACCGTGCTACTCAGTATGCCAATGACCATCTGACGGCAGAGGGCGTTACGTCCGCAGCCGAAAGCATCAGTGTTGAGGACATCACCCAGACCTTGAACCAGTATAACGTGCTGTATGGCTACACCGACCGCACGTTTGATCTGTATGAGGATGATATTCCGAAACAGATGACGCAATTAACTGGTGAACGTTGCGGTCTGATCCACGAAATGGCTTTGTTTGGCGTGCTGAAAGGCTGCACCAACAAGTTCTATGGTGGTACTGGCGTGTCCAGGGCTACGGTGAATGGAACGATCAGCCTGATTGGCTTGCGTAAAATTGCACGCTCAATGTGCAATAACCATGCAACGTCCATTTCCAAGATGGTTCGACGCATTCCTGCTTCCGGTCTGTATGGTACAAGCGCAGTGGAACCTTCTTTCCCTGTGTTTATTTCATCCGACCTGCATCCTGACGTTCGTGATTTGCCGGGATTCGTTCATGTATCGAAGTATGGCGATCCTAATCGCGCCGTTGCCGGTGAGTTCGGAACTTGCGAAGAGTTCCGGTTTATTTCCTCACCTGAACTGGTTGCGGTACAGGATTCCGGTGCTGCTGTTGCCGGCTCTGTTCCTCCGCTGCTGTCTACGTCCGGTACTTATGCCGATACGTATCAGGTAATCGTCGGTTCGGCAGATGCGTGGGGTCATATTGGTTGTAATGTTCGCGGTAAGGATATTACGGCAATGACACCGGGCCAGAAGGACAAGGCCGACCCGCAAGGTCAGCGCGGCTATTGTGGTGCTAAGTTCTACTACAATGCAGTTATTCTGAATAACCTTCAGATGGCTGTGTATGAAGTAGCTACCAACGCTCTGACGAGCTAACCGGATTGGGGCGGTTAATTCCGCCCCTTCCTTAAATTGACAAAGGAGAAGTAATATGGAAAATCTTACAAGACGCATGTCCGTGCTGTCTGACAAGACTGAAGAACGCTCATTGCTAATGGTGCTGACTGACGTATACGAACGATTCCGTTCAGTGTGTTTCAGTTCGGCAGGATTGGTGATTAAAGGCGCATCTTCAGCCCTTGCCAAGACCGGAGCAAGCGTAACCAACCTTGTTGTCCAAGGCGTACTTCGTACAATCGCCGCAGCAACAGATGTGGCCGCGCTATCAGGAACAGTCACGAACGCAGCATTTAACGTGTTCGTATTCTCGATTGATAAGGCTGGTGTTCTTTATACGCAGATGGGTACTGAAGGCGCTGCACTGGCCGATGTTCGATTCCCGGCTGTGCCTGCAACACGAACCACGTATGGATACATCATAGTAAACCCCACAGGAACCGGAAACTTTGTCGGCGGCACGACCGCGCTAGACGATGCTACCGTTGTTCCGAATGTGGTTTACGTAAATACAATCGGTGCATTCGATGTGAATGCAACCGTAATCTAAGGAGATAATCATGAGTGTTGAACGAAGTGCCGGGTTTACCGGCTGTTTATCAAAGGCCGCTTTGGCCGCAGGAACGACAACGACTGTAAGCACCACGGGAACGACCGTATATGCCATTGACGGTAAGGCTTATTCTCAAGCCGCACTGACAAATGCAGCTACGCCTACAACCGATGTTGTGGACGGAAACGCATTTACTGCCGTTGGCGTTAATCAGGGTTCTATCTTTGTGCATGGATTCAATTCCGCTGGTGCATTGAAGGTTGCTCAGGGTTCAGTTGAAGACCTGGACGCAGGCGGTAATTTTGTTACCGCGCCAAGGAATCCTGCATTCCCCGATGACTTTGCACCCTTCGGGTATCTGATTGTCAAGGTTGGGGCTACGGGTTCCGCATGGACGTATGGCTCAAGCAATCAGTCTGGTGTTACAGGCGTGACTTATACGCGGCAGGATATTGTTTCCCTGCCTTCACGTTTGCAGATCGCGTAAAAAACTTGTCGGGGGCTTCACGCCCCCTTCATTTTAACTAAAGGAGAAATACAATGGCAGGACGTAGAAGGACTACCAAAAGAAACACGACGCCTACGCAGAAGCGCAGGGTTGCGATTGAAACGAAAGACGTTGAGAACACTGAACCGGTAACGATTGAGGCCCCGCGTGACGTGGCTACTGATGATATTGATCGGCCAGACCTTGCTATGGTTACTGATTCCGACATGGAAACGCCAGAAGTGAAGGAATACGCACGGGACTTGGCGTTTATGAATGACATTCTGACAATTTCAGTAGGAGCATCATCCGATGAGAATGCGGAAAACCCGGTTCCCGCCGGAGTGAACGGAGAAATACGTCTGTTTGTTCGCGGTGAAGAATACAAGGTTGAGCGCAAGTTTGTAGATTCAATCATCAAGCGTGAAAACAATGTCAAGACTGTCCAGTTTAAGGATAACGACGGATGTGACCAGACAAAGATTGAAACCACCCCGACAATGAAGTATCCGATATTGATACATAATGATCCGGCCGGTGAGACTGGGCGTAGATGGTTCAAGCACGCTTGTGAGAATGCGTTTTAATGGACTACATATCCCTTGCAATCAAGCTACGCGATGAATGTGGCGTAACCGGAACCGATACAACAGTAACCGGCGCATCGGGTGAATGGAATCGCCTCGTTATGTGGATACGGGATGCTTGGGACGATATACAGGAAATGCACGAAACTGAATGGCTATGGATGCGCCAGCCATTCAGCTTTGATACGACTATAAATAAAGGTGAGTATTCTCCAGCGGAGGCTGGCATAACTGATTTTGCGGCATGGAAACTGAATACTGTCCGGTGCTATTTGAAAGCACAGGGTATAACCGATGAGCAATGGCTGTCCGTTATGGATTATGATGCGTTCAGGGACTTGTATCTGTTTAACCAGACGCGGGTTGTTTATACGAGACCTGTTCAGGTAGCTGAGACGCCATCACTCGGAATTATCTTAGGCCCTGCCCCTGATGCTGTTTACACGGTCGTTGGTGATTATCAGCGAACCGTACAAACGCTTGCCGACGATGCCGATACCCCAAACATGCCAGCAAGGTTTCACCGGTTGATCGTTTACCGTGCAATGATGGATTATGGCGTGTATGAGGCGGCTCAAGAGGTGTACGAAAGGGGCCAAAACAAGTACAAAACAATGATGAGCAAGCTTCGCCTTGATCAGTTGCCGGGCATTCAGAGAGGCCGTTGCCTGATATGAGAATGCCACAAGTCAGGTTCGATACCATTCGCATGGCGGGTGGCTGGGATGAGATGACACCGATCCTGTCACTTGGCAATGGTGTTATACGGGATTCAGTAAACTTTGAAGCGGCTGTTACGGGTGGATACACAAGAGTAAAGGG